GGACATATTGGCACTATGATAGCAGAGTTTTTGGTGAAAACTATTTTGATAAATCTAAAAATAGATATGTAAAAGATGTTTGGGAACACGATAAACATAAAATACAAACCGCTATTAATAGTGGGTATTGTATATTAGTAATATGGCAATTCGATTTTGAATCGCTGGATGATGTAGGTAAAATAAAATTTATAAAAAATAAAATAAATGAATACAAAATATAGTAAAATGTTAAAAAATTTAAATATAAGCGCCGTCGACTCGAGAAATCTCAATGATAGAGTTCTCATTGTCGACGGCCTTTGACTTAATATGTTTATCAGAGTGTTTGGAGCAGTCCCAGCTCTTAATGATGATGGTGAGCATTGTGGTGGTATAACGGGTTTCCTGTTATCCACCGCAGCCACTATTCGTAATTTAAATCCATCAAGGGTAGTTATAGTGTTTGATGGTAAGGGTGGTTCGCATCGTAGAAAAAAGGTGTATGCGGATTACAAAGGGGGTAGAACGGGATTAACCCGATTGAATAGATTAAGTGGATATGAGGATATAGAGGACCAACAGCAATCTATGAAAAAGCAGTTTGTTCGCTTGTATGAATATTTACAAAACTTACCCATAACGCTTCTACAAGTTGATTATGTGGAAGCAGACGATTTGATGGCTTGGATGGCCAATCATTATTTTAAGAAAGAGGTAGTACTATTATCATCCGATAAAGATTTTTTACAATTGGTAAATGAACGAATTAAGGTTTATTCACCCGTTAAAAAAGTAATGTATGATGAACCCCTTGTCAAAGAAGAGTGGGGTGTAATACCACAAAACTTAATTTGGTATCGTGTAATAATGGGGGATACATCTGATAATATTAAAGGTGTTAATGGTATTGGTGCAAAAACCATTTTAGGTAAAATGGATTTTTTGAATGAGGGGGAATTAGATTATGATGGATTTGTTGCAGGGATAAAGAAAAATTGTGATGAGAAATTATCAAAAAAATTATTGGATTCTATCCAAACAATAGAATTGAATTATGATTTAATGCAATTGAAATTACCTGATATATCAACATCTATAACATCAAATATTAGAAATACATTGGATAATCACCAGCCTAAATTGAATTTGCTGGAATTTAAAAAAATGTTTATGTATGATAAGTTATATACTGCTTTTGCGAATGTAGATTCGTGGTTACGGAATAGTTTTATGGGATTGGATAATATCCTAAAAAATTACTTTGAAAAAACCAAATAAAGTTGTATATTAGTATCATATGGAAAAATTTGGAACAAAATTCGGAACCGGATTTCAAACAAAAATATTATCTGCACTATTATCAGATATGCTATTTAGCAGGCAGATATTTGATATATTAAAACCCACCTACTTTGACTCAGAAGCCTCTGAGTGGTTGTGTAAAACCATTTTAGATTACATAGATACCTACGAATCCAAACCAACATTAGATGTTCTTAAAACGAAGATAAACGGCATTGAGAGAGATATTCTAAAGAGTTCGGTTATAGATACATTAAAGGGTGCTTGGCAGGGGTTAGAATCCGATGACTTAGATTATGTAAAAGAAGAGAGTTTAAACTTTTGTGTCAATCAATCCCTTAAACAGGCTATTTTAGATTCAATCCCGCTTTTAGAGCAGGGTAAGTATGATAAGATAAAATCAACAATTGATTCTGCTATGAAAGCTGGGCAACCAACTGATATTGGGCATGAATACAAATTGATGATAAATGAGAGATATGAAGATTTAGCAAGAAACCCCGTTCCAACTGGTTGGGATGTAATAGATGAAATTACGCAGGGTGGTTTTGGTGTTGGTGAGTTGGTAATATTTGCTGCACCGCCGGGCATTGGTAAATCCTGGTCATTGGTAAATGTTGCTGCAGCAGCCGTTAAGATGGGAAAGACGGTAGTTTATTACACATTAGAACTTTCAGAAGCGATGATAGGTCAAAGGTTTGATGCAGTTTTTACGGGAATACCTATACCTAATTTAAAATATAATAAAGAAGAAGTTGAAAAAACCATTTCTTCATTGAAAGGTGATTTGGTAATTAAGGATTTTCCATCTGGAACTGCGGGAATAAACGCTTTGAAAGCCCACATTGATAGAATGGTGTTGCAGGGTAAAAAACCTGATATTATTGTGGTTGACTATGCTGATTTGTTGCGGGGTTCTGTAAAAGAAAAAAGATATGAGGTTTTGGAAGAGTTGGTAGTAGATTTGAGGGGTATGGCAGGTGAGTATGGTGTTCCATTATATACCGCGTCGCAGATTAACAGGTCGGGTGCAGATCAAGATGTAATTACGGGAACATCAATTGCAGGTTCGTTTTCTAAATTAATGACTGCAGATTTTGTAGTTTCGTTGAGTAGGAAAATTGATGATAAGTTAGCAGGAACTGGTAGGTGGCATGTTATTAAAAACCGATTTGGGCCTGATGGTATGACATTTCCATCTCGTGCAAATTTCTCAAATGGGCAAATTGAAATCTACAATGATAATTCAATAGATGGTCAAAATACGCAAAAAGATATGAAAGAGGGTGGAACTTTGGTAAGAAAAAATTTATTGCAAAAATACAAAGATATGAAGGGTGATATTGGGTTTTAATTTGTATTTATATTTACACACAAAAATTTTAGGGAGATATTATGGGATTGTTTGATGAACGAATACCTTATAAGCCATTTGAATATCCGGCTTATTTTAATGATGGGTGGATGCCACAAATGCAGGCATTTTGGTTACATACTGAAATACCAATGCAGGGAGATGTAAAAGATTGGAAAGAAAATTTAAAACCGCATGAAAAAAATCTTGTAGGAAATATTCTTTTAGGTTTTGCTCAAACCGAATGTGCTGTTTCTGATTATTGGACTGGGATGGTTACAAAATGGTTTCCAAAACATGAAATTAAACAAATGGCAATATGTTTTGGTTCGCAGGAAACTATTCACGCAACCGCATATTCTTATTTGAATGAAACACTTGGGTTGGAAGATTTTGAGGCTTTTATGCATGAGCCGGAAATCAAAGAAAAGTTTGAATATTTAACAAAGGTATCTGCGGACTGGACACCCGAACAATTAAAAGAAAACCCAAAAGCAAGAGAAGAGGTGGGTAGAAGCCTTGCAATCTTTTCAGCCTTTGCAGAAGGTGTTTCTTTATATTCATCATTCGCAGTTCTTTATTCATTCCAAATGAGAAATCTTCTAAAAGGGATTGGACAACAAATGAAATGGAGTGTAAGGGATGAATCTCTTCATTCTAAAATGGGTTGTACACTTTTTAGACATATGTGCGAAGAATACCCAACTTTGTTAGAAAGTGTTAGGGATGAAATTCAAACCGCTGCCAAATTAATGGTAGAGATGGAATTAAAGTTCATTGATAAAATGTTTGAGATGGGTAATTTGGAAAATCTAAATGCAGTAGATTTGAAAGAGTTTATAAAACAAAGGGCCAACGAAAAGCTAGCAGAACTTGGATACAACCCAATGCCCGGAGGGGACTTTTATTTTGAAGTTGATAAAGAAAGTTCATCAAAGTTGGAGTGGTTTTATCATCTTACGGGGGGAGTTACATGGACTGATTTCTTTGCGATGAGGTCTACTGATTATTCCAAACCCGGTCAGGGTGAGAATTGGGATGATTTATTTTAAAAATAGTTCTATTATCTAATGGTTTTTTTACTTAACCTATATTTATAATAAACAATTATACTGTGTATATTTATAAAACTACAAATTGTATAAACGGAAAAGTTTATATAGGTAAAAGTGAAAAACCATTTAACAAAAACTATTATGGTTCTGGTATTTTATTGGAAAAGGCTATAAAAAAGTATGGAAAACATAATTTTAAAATTGAAGTATTGGAACAATTACTTACAATTGATGAGCTAAACAATAGGGAGAAGTATTGGATAAAATATTATTCGGATAATTCATATAATTTAGCAGAAGGGGGGACTGGTGGTTGGACAACTAAACATTATTCATCTGAACAAAAAGAATCTTATAGTAAGTTGTTATCATCAAAACGAATTGGAAAAACTCATACTATTGATACAATTGAAAAATTAAAAAAAATGCACTCTGGAAAAAACTTTGGAGATAGTAAAAAGGTATCTGAAACTGTTAAAAAATTGTGGAAAGACCCAAATTCAATATTTAACAGCCCAGATTATAGAAAGAAGTTATCTGATGCAGGTAAAAAAAGAGTTTGGAGTGATGAAACAAAAGAAAAAATTAGACAAAGTAAATTAGGCTCAAATAGCCCGGTGGCAATTAAAATAGAAGTGGATGGTATAATTTATGAAACTCGTAGAGAATGTGCTAAGCATTTTAATATTAGTGAACCGGCTGTTAGTAAAAGATGTTTGAGTAAAAATTTTGAAAATTGGAAAATTATTAAATAAAAAAGTATATGAATGTAGCAGATAAAATAGCAGAAGAATTAGGATGGCAAAAAGAGGTTGATTATCCATCGTGGGGACATACTGAAGTATATCTCAAAACAATATCAAAGGGATATGTTTTACCAGGAGAAAAACCCAAAGATGCTTATTGGCGAGTGTGTACAGCCGTTGCACGTAGGTTAAATAAACCACAACTTGCATCAAAGTTTTTTGATTATATTTGGAGGGGTTGGTTAAACCTTGCAACACCCGTCTTATCAAATACAGGGACAGATAGGGGATTACCTATTTCCTGTTTTGGTATAGATGTTGGTGATTCAATCCAAGAGATTGGTCAAAAAAACCTTGAAATGATGCTTTTAGCGAAGCATGGTGGTGGTGTGGGTATTGGTGTAAATATGATTAGGCCTGCTGGGTCTAAAATAAGCCAAAATGGGACATCTGATGGGGTAGTTCCTTTTTGTAAAATATTTGATTCTACAATCCTTGCAACAAATCAGGGAGCAGTTCGTAGGGGGGCAGCATCCGTCAATTTGAACATTGAACATAAAGACTTTGAAGATTGGTTGGAAATTAGAGAACCAAAGGGTGATGTAAATCGCCAATCGTTAAACCTACACCAATGTGTAATTGTTGGTGATAAGTTTATGCGTAAATTAGAAGATGGGAATGAGGAAGCAAGAAGAAAATGGTCTAAATTATTACAAAAAAGAAAAGCAACAGGAGAACCTTATATAATGTATAAGGGGAATGTAAATAAACAAAACCCAGACGCATATAAAAAGAATGGGTTAAAAGTGTTTATGACGAATATTTGTAGTGAAATTGCGCTTCATACGGATGAATCTCACTCCTTTGTGTGTTGTCTTTCATCCCTAAATCTTGCTAAATACGATGAGTGGAAAGATACTGATTTGATATACACTGCTACTTGGTTTTTGGATGGGGTATTGGAGGAATTTATTCAAAAAGCAAAAAATATGAGAGGTTTTGAAAATTCGGTTCGTTCTGCTGAAAAAGGTAGAGCGTTGGGGTTGGGTGTATTGGGGTGGCATACTTATTTACAACAAAGGGGTATTTCTTTTGAGGGATTACCTGCTCAATTTGAGACAAGAAAGATATTTTCACAAATAAAGATAGAGAGTGAAAGGGCAAGTAGGGATTTAGCAAACGAATATGGTGAACCACTTTGGTGTGTTGGAACTGAAATGAGAAACACTCATTTAAGGGCAATTGCACCAACGGTATCAAACTCAAAGTTGAGTGGTAACATTTCAGCAGGTATTGAACCTTGGGCAGCGAATGTATTTACGGAACAAACCGCAAAGGGAACATTTATTCGTAAAAATCCTGAATTAGAAAGGGTTTTGCGTAAAATTGGTATAAACAATAAAGAAACTTGGGATAAGATATTGGAAGATGGTGGTTCGGTGCAGGGTATTGATGAATTAGAAAAGTGGGGATTTTTGGGTGGTAAACTTATGCACATACAGGAAATATCCGAAGATACTATTCAAAATAAACAAGTTGATTGGGTAAAAGATGTTTATAAAACATTTAAGGAAATTAACCAATTGGAATTGATAAAGCAGGCAGGTATTAGACAACAATACATTGACCAGTCAGTTTCTTTAAATTTGGCATTTCCATCACAAGCAACACCAAAATGGATAAACCAAGTTCACTTTGAGGCTTGGAAAGAAGGAATAAAAACGCTTTATTATATGAGGACAGAAAGTGTTTTACGAGGAGATATTGC